TTGGCATTTGCCGTCTCTGTATTGAGCGCATACCACGCGCCACCGAAAGGAGTCTCAAAGTACCAATGGCCTCCTACGAAGTATCCCTCGAAACCATCGAAGGGGTGACCCGTATTGAGGTAGATGCTTTTCTTACCTCCCGTGATGCGTTGGTAGTCAATCTCTGAGAACTCAGGAGACAGAGCATTGCCGTCCACATCAAACAAGATGCGTTCGTTGTTGTCCTGCAGGTATGACTTGGCGTAGTTGACCTGAATGTTTTCGGTCAGCGGGTACAGGTATCCATTCTTGTACATGGAGATGCGAACCCAATTCACAAAGTCAGATGGCAGGATAAACCTGTATTGGTCTGTGATGGTAAGCTGCAGAACCTTCAGCTCCTTGAAGGCATCGTAGTTAAGCTCCTGAATGGCACGCTTGGCATGAAACAGAACCTTGTATCTCTCTTCGTTGTTGACAAGGCTGTGGTTGCCTGAGTACATCAACATGAAGTTGTTGACAATATCGTACAGGGAAACGTACTGATAGGAACCCCAATTGGCTCCTTCAGGATTTGCTCCCCCGTTCTCGTAATACTGAAACTGATTGATGTACGCCATTATCCTTCTTTTTGTTGCTCCTTGGTTTCTTCACCCGTAGCAAAGCCAAAGACTTCAGGCTCTCTAATCGTAATACCTGCGTACTGAAGAATCTTCATAGTGAGATTGTTCTCCTCATCAAGCGGCACTTCAAAGTCTTGGAAGTCACTCGCTGTTTGATTGAACACAGGCTCACCTCCACCAAGAGTTACATACGTCCAATTCGGGTCTTTAGGATACCTAAAGTATTGAGCAATCACCCGACCCGCTGTCATATTGGTGCTTGGGAAGACCTGAACTGAAGTCTCCTCAGAGGTGTACGCAGGGTACTCAAGTGTAGGAGCAGTGTAGATGGAGTTGTTGAGCATAGTAATCTTGCTATGCGTCACCTTTTCTGCCTCGTTCTGTTGAGTGTTTGCGCTGAAGATGGTGTAGGGGAAACCTGCTGCGCTAAGGACAGTTCCTGTAACAGTAATCTGTGTGTTCGAATTAACAGATACCACGGTCACGTACTGAACGCCCTGCGTCGCTGTCTCCACTCCTACAATATCTCCGGCTACAATAGTGTCTGACGAAAAAGTAGCTCCACTATCAGTCAAAATGTTGTTGCCCGGCCCCGTAAACCCTGTGGTCGTACCTGAAGTCACGATGCCCTTATACACAAGGAGCTTGTTAACAAGGTAGTAGTCGCTACCTGTGGTGGCTGCTGATGGCATCAGGTACTGCCCTGCTGCGGTTGTATCGAGGTTGAGTCCACGAGTCACAGAAAACAAGTCCATCGACTCCTCGATGCCCTTCGCCAAGTCCGCAATACCCGTGCCTGACTGTCGGGCGTTTTCCTTGTTTATCTGATAGTTGTACTGATAAAAATAACTTTCGAAGATATCTAGCTGTGCCTGCTTTGCAAATAGATTGAAGTCAGCAGGTGAGAGATAACCGTAGTTATTCTTGTTTAGCACAGACAGAACAGATTGTCTGACTGAGTTAATCATTGCCTCGTTTTAGGCAAAGATACGGAATTAAAAAGCAGAGGGCTTTTGGCTTAGGCCCACACAAACATCGCCCTGCTAAAGCCGTCAATAGGAAATCTAAAGTTTACGGTGGCAACAGATTGCTGACCCCTAAGCACAGAAGTCCATGCCTCAACTAGAGCTTGCACGTTATCCTCATCAGCAGTGCCTGCACCTGAACCCGTCTCTGTAAGCACATAAGCAGGTGCATCATTAGTACCTGCCCTATTCAGCAATACCGGGTATGTCACAATAGTGATTTGTGCTGCCCCTGTTCTCGTTATCTCCTTGATAGAATCAACGGGGATGTAGAGGTCAGGGTCACGCCCACTCTGTATTCTAATTAGCCCGTTCATGCTACAAAGATAGCCAAAAAAAAGAGGGGCTATTGCCCCTCTCTTTCTGTAGTAGGATAGTCTTACTGACCTGTAATTTCGTATCCGTTTGGTGAGAAGTCCCTGACGCTTTCTGTGTAAGGCGTTGCCTGCAAAGCAATAATCTGCTCCATCAAATCTGCGGCTGCTGCATTTGCTTCCGCTGCACTAGAGGTGCTAATGTTCCACCCCTGAGACGTATGTTCTGCTTGAGCATACACAATTTGAACTCTACTTGAGGTAAGTACCTCAACGGTAATGACATCATTCACCCGAATAAAAAACCTGCGGGCAGAAGGACTTGTAAACTTGAGATACTTTTCGTTTGTATACATAGCTTAGATAAATGTGAGGGTTGTAATGACACCAAGGTCTTGACGAATAGTTCCCCCAAGACCTGCTTTTACCTCAGTTATGGTTTTTCCACTCTGTACTGCATCAAGGATAAAATCAGTAATCAAATTGGCAAACTCAACGTAAGCGCCAACGTTATATCCTGCTGCTCCGCCCGACGTAAAAGGGGTACTTCCATCCGGCCCCACAACTCCAATTCTCAATTGGTTATCCTGTGCATGACCAATAAGGTAAGTAATCTGAAGGTAGGAATAGTCTGCGTCAAAAGAGTTGTTCCTCAATCCATAAATCCCCACAGTCTGCTCGGTTTGACCAACCGCGCTAGTGAGGTCAGTGAACTTGATGTATTTGTAGTCGCTCATATTCTTCTTACGTATTAAAGATTCCTGTTACGGCATACGGAGGTTCAGGGCTTTCTACCACTTCTCTCCAATTGCCTGACAAAATGCTTTCCATTTGGTCAACAAACCAATTCTGAAAGGCGGAAGCATTAGGAGCAGCAGCGTGTTGGATTCTAATCCTCACATCATTATTGCCTGTAATGGGGCTATAGATGATGGTCATTTGAGTGGTAGAAGCTGTGCTATCTTCAAAACCCAAAACTTTGGTCACGTCAATGAGGTAGTCTTGCCCATCTGCGTTCAAAAGACGAATGTACTTTGTCATGAGTTTAGATAATAGCGGTTACTGTATAAGGTGGTGTAGGCTCGGCAGTGACGTGCTTCCAATCTGATGCAAGGATGGCCTCCATCTGCTCAGCAAACCACACTCTAAAAGCTGTAGGGGTTGGTGCGGTATCGTGAGTGATTTCATACTCTACAGCAGCATCGCCTTTAGGGGCTTTGCACTTAATAGTAAGCACCGTAGTTGTTGAGTTGAATCCTGCAATTTCCTGCAAGTTAATCAAGTGCTTCTGCCCTGTCGTAGTATCTGTAATGGTAAAAAACTTTTCCATAGCTCTTTAGTTGATAACGACGTTAGTTACTGTACGAGGAAAGTCCGTTGCCGCAATCTCAAGGTAGGGTTCGGTGTACTTTCTCTGATTAGCCTTTACGATAAGGTCAGAAATGAAATTACACATCTCGACATTTTGCGCTTCTGTGCCATTCGCATGAGAAATGGTAACAATATCTCCACTTGAATGGCTAGAAAAATTCCTTAACAGAACAAAGTTAAAGTCCGGCCCTGTGCCATCCTTAATGACTTGTGCTACGGAGTAAACAGGCACAAGCGACTCAGTGTTAAAGCCTGCTGTAAGTCCGGTGATTTTGAGGTACTTCTGCATGATTATTGAATCTGAACTGAGATAATGGGTGATGGAAAGCCATCTGCAGGAATCTCAAGCATGGGCTTTTCGTATGGGAGCTGCAACGCCTCTACAATCTTGTCTGCAAGAAAGTTGCAGATAGCAACATTCAATGCTTCGGTAGTAAAAGCTGTTTCGAGCCTTACCAATTTTGCATCTCCATCTGTATCGAAATACTCAATACGCACAATGTTATATGGAGCACCTCCGTCTCTAAGAATCTTACAAACTTGATTGCAAGGAATGACAGTGTTAGTCGTCCCACCAACCCCTGTAACTTTAATGTACTTAGTCATATCCATTATGAGATTGTAGTTACTGCAATAGCAACAGGTGGTTCACACACAAGTACGGGCTTCTTCCAATCAGAAGACAAGCACTTCCTCATCTGCTCCAAGGTATACTGCTGAAACTCGTTAGCAAACCTGTCGGTTCCATGAGTAATGTTCACGTCGGTGTTTAGCTCCGTAGAAAAATACTTAAAATCAGTTCTAGTGCTTGATACACCATTAACCAACGAAACGTGATTCAGGTTAATCAGGTGCTCCTGACCTTCAGCGTCTGTAAATTGTAGATACTTCTGCATGATTATGCGTTTGCGGGGTTAACACCTGTAACAGCCACAGGGAAGTCATCTGCCTCAACAGCAAGAAATGGTTCTGTGTAGGGCTGCTCCCACGCCTGAACAATCAAGTTCTTGATGAAGTTAGCTTGCGCTATACGATTTGCGGAGGTGCCTGCCGCAGCGTGGGTAAATAATGTAACCTCTGATAGGCCACTCTCAGAATCCATGTAGACAATTTTTGTCTCCGTATCCGTTGTGGTAATTCCAAACCTTGGGGATGTGCTGTTGGGCCTAACAATCCCAATGATGTCTCTACAGTTTACTACCTGAACAGCAGCCGGAATGCCTGTAACCTTGATATACTTCTGCATGTAAAAAATTCTGCGTGAGTAAAAAAATATCCCTACAAAGATAGGGCAAAAAAAAGAGGAGCATTTCTGCTCCTCTCTCTTTCCCTGTCGGGTAATAGTGCTTACTCCTCAAGTAGAGCCTCTAGCATCTTCAACGCTTCAATTCCGTCATCGCTCTTAAGGAACGAGGCAGCCGCTTGCGTTGGCTCAAGCCCAAATGGGACACTAAGCATCTTCTTCTTGTTGGTCGGTGTGCTAAACCACACCTCCGTGCCTTGGCGACGAGTGCTCAAGAACCCTGCATCGAAGAACCTCCGAACGTTTGAGGAGAACCTCAGCTCAGGGTCTTGGATAAGGTTTAAGAAGCTCTCAGGGTCATTCTTAGCCAACACCAAGACATCACGCTTCAGCTCGGCAGAAGACATACGCTCCGTATTGCGACCGAAGGCCACGCGGACAACGTTTTCGATTTCTTCCAACGAAAGGTTACGTGCCTCGGCAAGGGCATCAGCTTCAAGAGCCAAGTATTCCACCTCTGCTTCTGCATCCTTTTCCTTGTCCACCTCTACGAAAGACTTTCCGAAGAGAGGGTGGACACTCAGGAAGTGCTGAAGCACCTGATTGCTTCGCTCCACATAAAGGAAGCCGTCCTCAAAGATGATAGGTTCAACAATGGCGTTGCCATCCTGCTCGTCCTCATAAGGAGATTGTTGGTTACGCGCATAGCGCAACGCTCTGTTCGTGCCTGTCTCTTCATCGAAGTGCAAGAGTGGCATACGACGTGTGTTGCGGGTGGGCAGCATGTACGAAAGCGGAGCTACCTCCCGCGTCAGCTTGTACGACTTATCGACGTACTGTTCAGTCTTCTTCATTAGATAAAAATTAGATTTGAGAAAAGTAAAGTGGGAAGCGTGTCCTCAAGGACACGCCTCCCCTTTACGGCTTAGGCAATCTTACGCATTGAAGATTACGAAGTTGTTTGCACCGAGGGTGCAGACGCATCTTTCAGAGAGGTAGTTAACCTGCATCTTGTCGATGTCGTTAACCATAGCTCCTCCGGCAGAACCTGTAATCCAAGTCTTGTAGCGACGGTCTTCAGTCTCAGACGCTCTGTAACGAACGTGCAAGAATGGACGCTTCGCGTTCTTACCAAGGATTTGGTCGTACACGGTAGTAGAACCTGCAGGAACGAGAAGACCGTTCACAGCACCGCTGCCTGCCACAGTAGACAGACCACCGCGCATAGTTGGGTCGTTCAGGTATTTCCAATCAGTCTTGTAGAAGTCGTAACCTCTGCGGAAGCCTGAGAAGCCAAGGTTCAAGGCCATCTCTTCGTCGTTGTCGAACAGACCGAATGAAGTACCACCCGCTCCATAGGAGTTTTGAGCAGCCAACATATCGTCGATGTCGAACGAGAACTGACGGTTGATGAAGAGAACGTTCTCCTCGATAGAACCCTGCTTGTCGAGACGCTGAATCACAGTGTCGAAGTCTGCAAGCACAGTGGGGTTACCACCTGCGTACACGTTACCTCTTTGGTTCACGGTGTAGAAGATACCTTCAGAACCGTTGAGACCTGCGACAGAAGTACCCGGAGCGGCAGTAAGTCCCTGCAAGTAGTCACCTGCACCTGAGCCTGCGTCTGCAGGAACAGCCTCAATCATAGCAGTTTCGAGGTAGTCGTCAAAGCGCAAGCGAGTCTCGTGCTCAGACTTCAAGTACCACAGGTATCCTGTAGCTCCGTTCTCAGTAGTAACCTCAACCCATCCAATCTGAGCCATGTCAGAACCGCTCACCTCGTAGGTATCCTTCAAGATGATAGGCTTGTTTTGGAAGATGAAGTCGTCAGCTTCGAGAGAGCCGTTCATACCTCCTGTTCCTTTGTTGAACTCAGAACCGTAGATGAAGATGGTGCAGTCGTTTCCACCTGCGGTGGTAGCAGCAGCAGAACCTGCCTGCTCATAGATGTTGGCCTTGAAAGTCTTGGCGACAGGGTCAACGTTGCTCACGATAGCTTTGTTAGAGCCTGCACCATTGTTCCAAACAATCATGATAGTTTGGTTGTCACGCAAGGCGATACCCCCTGTAGCAGAAGCGGTAGTTCCACCCGGAGCAATGTTGTCATTAACAATGAAGTCCACAACATCAGTGCCTGCAGCGACAACGCCTGCTGTTCCTACCTGAGTGTACTTGGTGTGCAGTCTGCCCTGCTCTGCCCACTTGACGAGGTCAGAGTTAGAAGGCATCTCAGCACCCACCATACGGAGGAATGAAGAGATGGTTCTGTTGCCGTATCTCTCGAACTCCTTTTCGTAGGTGTCAGGGAGGTACTGATTCAAGAAATCAAAGTCCTTGATGTAGTTTGTTGCGACGGGAATCTGTTGAGCACTCGGTTGGAGGTCAAATCCCGGTGTAGCGGATAGTGCCATTTTTTTCTTAATGTTTTATTTGCGACTCCTAATTTTTAGCCCTCGACCTGAGTCATTGTTCAAGGACTTTATTTGCACTCCTCCCTTACTCGTGACTTCAGGTGCGCTGCGCATAGACATGTCAGTATTCTTCATCTTACGCATCGTACTGTCAGCCTGAACAGATTTGCCTTGCTCGTAAAAGAACTTGGCAAACTTTTCGGGATTCATAGCGATAGCCAACGCTCGGTGGTAACCTGCTGCGTCTTTGATGACACCGTTCTCATCAACATACTTCTTAAGGAAGTTGGTTGCATCAGACTGTGCCTTCTTCAACTCAGTAGCATCACCCGGAGAGAAGGTGACCTTCTTGTCTTCGTCAAGCGTGAACTCAAAGCCCTTGAACTCACTTCCGAAAACTTCGTTGGTCTGCTGAAGAAAGACTTGCTGTCGCTTCTTCATTGACTCCTCAAAAGAGCTTGACTCTTGGATATATTGGTTATACGCCTCCAACTTCTCTTTGTCTTCCTTGGAAATAGAACTCCCGCTCGACTCAAGGGGCGTTCCGTACTTTTCCTTTTGAGACTCAAAGAAGTCTTTGGCCTTCGCAATAGCTTTTTTCTTGTTGAGCTTGGTCTTCTTAATCGTCGATTCGTCATCCAACTCCTCGTCAAAAGAATAAGCCTCCATCAGGGTGTCGATGTCTTCTGCATCTAATCCCTTCTCGGTGGCAACCAAATACTCACGAAGGAGTTGGTCGGGGGCAACCTCATCGTAATCCTTGTTCAGTTTTACGAAGTCGTTGAAACCTCTTCCCGTATCCTTCTTGTACTTCAGATACGCAGCGACATCTTCAGGTAGCTCCTCGACCTCTTCGCGCTCGGCAAAGAGTTGGTCTACAGAATCAATCTGCTTGTCGTATCTGTTTTTGATATATGAAAGAACGTCGTCGTCAGAAAGCTCTGACTTAGATTCCTGAGCGGGAGCTTCCTCCTGCACAGGTGCTTCTTCTTGTGCAGGCGACTCAGCCGTCTCCGACTTCACCTCCTGCACCTCTGTGGCATTTACTTCTTGCTCGTGCTTGTCAAGAAGTGCCTGCTCGATTTCTTGTTGTGACTTTTCTGCGCCTGTCACCTCGCGAACTTTGAGTTCCATAGATTAGATTTTTACAAAAGTAATGACAATAAATTAGACTTATCTTGGCGAGAACTCAGCAAGGTCAAAGCCATCGAGACTGTCTTCGTTAGACTCGAAGTTCTGAGGCGGGAGGTTGTTCTTGCGTTGGTTAATCAGCTTACTCTGTTCAGTGTTTTGCTGACTAATCCTTTCAGCCTTAGCCTTCTCGCGCTGCGTTTCTCTGCTCTGAAGTGCGTCCTCAGAAATGTTTCTGAGTGACATATTGTATTGGAACTCCTGCTCCATGAGCATCTTCTTGAGTTCCGCCTCGTTCTTCATCTTCTCAATCTCGAACGAAATCTCAGCCTGCTTAATCTGCATCTTCGATTGCGTCTCAGCCTGCAACTTCTGCATGGCAGCCTGCGCAGCAAACTGTTGAGACTTCATCTGTCTCTCAGTTTCCATAGCCTTGCCCTGCAACATCTGCTGCTCCTCACGGTCTTGCTTCTGCTTACGCTTCAGCTTTAACAGTTGATTGGCGAGCTTGATGTTCTTCATCTCGCGGATGTCAATAGCATCTTCGAGGTAGATATCACCCTTCGACAAGGCCATCTGAATGTTCTGCTCCAACTGAGCTTTTTGCTCTTCATCAGGAGAGACCTCGATAAACACACCGAAGTCGTAGATGTACAGGTCAGAAATCTGATTGAGGATGCTGACGTTGTACTTACCGATTTGGTTTACGAACTCCTCGGTAAAGTCAGAATACTCCAAGATGTCTGAGATGCGGTACGACAATCCCTCCGCAAGGGTCTTAAACAGATAGAGGCTGCCATCGAGGATGTGCCTTGTAGCTGTATTGGAGTTTAGTGCCGCCAACTTCTGTACACCAACCAAAGAATTGGGGTCGGGTGTGCTTCCGTCACGAGCTTCATTGAGTCCCGTGACAGCACGAATCATATCGAGATAGTGATTGTAGTTGGCAATCAACATCTGCGTCTTCGACGCGCCTGAGTTGGAGGTGAGCTGCTGAATAGGGACGCGAGCGTTGTTAAACTCTCCGTCCTGCGTATAGCTCCTGCCAATAACAGAACCCGTTTGGAAGTACAGACGCAAAGCGTCTTCAGGGTTGTATGCGTTACCTGTCCCAAGGTCAACCTCGTTCAGGCCATCAGCATCAATGTATACACCGTCAGGAACTGTACGAGCAATAACCTGCTGCAGCTTGAGGTGCGTCATCTGAATGAGGTCAGCAAAAGGAATCATCCTTCTCACCAACGACTCAATGACACCCTTATACATACGAGGTGCTACAGCTACATAGTTAGGGATGGCGTGCTGACTAGCGGACTTAGGTCTCACCATGTTCTTAGCCATCTCCCACTTGAGAATCATATTCGTTCCCATCACCATGACACCGTCATACCACACGTCAATCTTCTTGGACACCTTCTCGAAGTTGCCCTCATCCATCATGTCAGATGGCGGGTTGAAGGAGTCATCCTTCTCAATCATCTTGACGTTGCCGTTCTCAGAAGTCTTCTTCTTGTAGACGATTTCGTTGGTGGACTTGTAATTGAAGTACAACAGCGTAACCGTGTCGCGATAGAAGATGTCGTTGTCGTAATACTGCGCTACGTTGAAGTAGTCGTACCACTGCTGACTATACTTGGTAATCTTCTCAAGGTCTTCGTTAGTCAGCGTAGGGTCAATCTTGATAAGCTCATTGACGTTAACCGTCTTGACCTCGCCCCAATAGAAACAATCCTTGAAGTGCGGGTCTTCAGTGTAGCTGTACACCACATTGGCCGGGTCAACATAAGACACCTGCACACCGCTCCCCTTGAGGAACTCATGCTTCGCCACTGCGATACCGCATACCGTAAGGTCGTAGTCGAACCTCTTGCGAAGGTCACCGTAGTGGTTCTCTTCAAAGATGGTGTTGATAGCTTCCTCTTCTGCAATCTCGATAGCAGGCTTGTAGTTAAGCTGCATATAGAGTGACAGTTCCTCGTCGCTTTCAGGAAGCTCTTCAGGTTCTGTAACAAAGGGATTGGCTCCTGTAGCTGCCTGAATCTTTTCCAACACAGGCTTGGCAACCATCTGACCTTCGATGAGGTCTTGATACTTGCTGCGCTTAGATTGAGACAGCGCGTCTTGAGCGTATGCCTTGACAGAGAAAAGCCTGTCCGACATACCGTTCACGACGATGTCTACGAACTTGGGAAGAATAGGTACAGGTGTCCAATCAAGGTTGATGTATGATAGGTCACCATCAATGGCTAGTTCCTGCTTATACTTTGCAATGGACTGCTCACCCCTTGCGTAAAGACGCAATCGGTGCAGTGCCCTCCATTGGTCGTAGAATCTGCATTGGCTTCCGTCCTTCTTGAACCATTCATATTGAATGGCCTGACCAACCTGCAGACCAAACTCAAAAGAGTCCTTTTCAGCGTCGGACACGAATTGACTCGGAAAACCTGCAGATGAAATGTTTATCTTAACATCCTTCATCGAATCAGTTCACTGTAAGCCCCCTTGTTATTATACCTTGCAAAGGTAAGGCTTAATTTATTTGTCTTCTTTTCGGGCTGATACAGGTGCTTTTGGCAAGCCATGATAGCCAATCCCGAACTAATACTTGCGTCAAATTTGGTTCTATTGGTAATATCGAACTTCGCCCAATCTTCGAGTGTGCGAGTGAAAAGCATAGAACCCATCTCGTCTGCATCCCTAAACGAGCCGTCCATATCTATTCCCACATACTTTTCGATGTAGGATTCAATGGCTGAAGCGTGCGCCTGCTTCACATCCTCTGATGAGTTAGGGATTCCACCAAGCTCTCTCTCTGTTTTAGATAGCTTGTTGTATGTTTTGTCAGGTCGATTCATGCAGAATCCTCGATATCCACGATTCTTGAAGTGATAGAGCAGGCGGGGC